ACTCGACATCGTTGGAGATGACCACAGGGGCTGGCGCTGGGGCAGCAACGGGTTGCAGCGCGGCAATGCCTTCGCTTTTGAGCTCAGGCTTCTTGGTCTTCGCCTGCTTGGCCACGGGCTTCTTGGTCTTCGCCTGCTTGTGCGCCTGCTTGATCGGCGCATACTCTTTGGCCGTTGCGTGGTACGTACCGTCTGCCAGCCGTGCGAGCTGGCCTGCGCGGCGAAGCTGGCTGATGAGGGCGGTCACCGAAGATTCCTTATACCCTTTGTCTGTGAGCTTGCGCTTGATATCGTTGTGGAACAGTCCTGGGTTGTCGCGCACGAAGTCGAAGGTGGCGCGGGATACGTTGTTGGTAATGGTGAAGGCTTGTGCAGTCATGGTTTGTTTCTCCTGGGGTTGCGGTTGTGATTGGGTTACGGGCTGGTCATCCTTAGCCCACTCGTTGAGTACGTTGCTCAACGCTGTTTGAAGGTCAGGCATGGCTCTCTCCTTTACGCTCTATGTGTTTGGCCAGGAGCCAGCGGTCCCCGAGCACGCGCACAGAGCGCACCCACTTAAGCTGGTTGGCACGGTTGATCTCACGCGGCATATAGGCCACGTTCCACAGCTTGCGCACGTGGCGCAGCATTCGTACATTCATTCGCTTTCTCCTTTTTGTGAATGGTGCCTGACAACCCGAAGGTTGTCAAGCGTTGGACATTATTACACTTCTGCGTACGCAGCGTCAAACAGACTCGCAAGCACGGAGCCTGCACCGTAGGTGCGCAAGATGTTCAGGTGATCTCTGAGCACCTCGGCGTCGCGCAGCTTTCTGTTGCTGACGTAGCGCCGCGCAAGCTCGGGCTCCTCGGGGTACACGGACTCGCAGATCAGCTCGGCAAGGTAGCCAGGGTAGCCAGCCAGCGCGTCTTGGATCGCCTCCTCAACGTCGTCCTCCTCGGTCCACGCATCGAGATATTCCCCACGCACAAGAGACATGACACTGGTCGTCCGAGGGTCAGGCGTGTCCGTGTAGTAGTCATCCCACCAACCACCGCGCACACTCTCCACAGCCAGCGGGTCACGGGAGGTGGGCAGCTTGTCCCATGCGATCTGCACCACGCGGTCAGCCAGCGCCATGAAGTGGTAGATGTCGAGCGACTCCCTATCGGAGTGCTCGTGGTCATAGCCTACGCTGATGTTGGTGCACTCAGGGATGATGTCGGTGAACTCGGCAGTGTCGGTGTACACCCCGGTGTTGTCGGGCAGGTACATAAGCCGGTCGTCCACGTTGAACGCGTCAGCAAGCGACTGCGCAAACTCATCGGAGCAGCAGCGGCCATAGCCCTGGTGGGTGATGACACTGTCGATACCCCGACGGTCGAACGCGATGGCACGGTCGAACTGCTTGAGCAGGTCTGCGTGATCCTTGGCCAAGTGCTTGGCACCGATGCCACCACACTCCTCACCTTGCGTAAAGACATAGTACCCGGGCACGCTGCTGTGCAGCAGGTGCATGAGCATGGCACAGCCAGCGCCGTCGTCAGCGCCCAGGGGTGCGCCCTTGGCGTACCACGTACCGTGCGCCTTGATGAACTTGTTGGGGCCATCGTCACGATGCACAGTGTCAACGTGTGCGACGAAGAGTGTGCGGTTGTGTGTGCCAAGGCGTGCGTCAATATGCACGTTGCCAGCGTCGTCGATGGTCAGGTCAAGATGGCGTGGGATGTTGGCACACAGCCAGCCTGTGAACAGAGTCGCATTTTCTCCTCCGTGAGGTCTTTTCAAAGACAGCGCACGGCACAGGGTCTTGTAGAGCATGGATGTTTTGCGCATGGGAATTACTCCTTGTCAGTTGTTTCGGTTTCAGGTGCGTTGTCAGGGTGGTACTTCTCGCCGTCTACGAGCACATAGTCGGTGCTGTCTGAGTAGTACTTGCTGGACGCATAGCACATCCATGCGTCGTCGCAGTGCACCCAGCCCTCGTCCACAGTCTCGACGCAGTTGTCGATGTGGTGGTACTTGTCGTCGTAGTCGCAGTGGATGATGTCTGAGTCTTCGATGTGGTACCACTCATCGTCATCGTCACACCGCACAGCGTTGTCATGATGCGTGTAGTCGCCGTTGGCCAGCTCAACGATGTCGTTGTCATCGAGGTAGTCGTAGACGTACCAGCTACCATCGACCTCAACCGCGTCACCGTTGGGCACGTAGTACTCTTCACGCCTGCGTCCGATGGCGTAGATGTAGTCGTTTTCGCAGCACGAGCGGCACACGGTGTGGTCGCCGTGGTAGCCGACGCTGTGCATGTCGTCCTCGTCGCATCGCTCGCCGCAGTCCGGGCAGGTGTAGCGAGACGAGCTTGATGGCGTGCCGTTGGTGTTGCGCAGCTCGTAGTCGCCGCTCTCGTCGATGGTGAGCGTGTCCCCATATAACGAAGCGTGTGACGTGTCGCCGTCGAGGTAGGGTGCGAGGAAGTCGCCGTGTCGGGTGGGGATGTATGCAAGCTGCGCCCCGTCATGCCAGTAGTTCCACCTGACATACCCCCGCTCCTTGAGCCACGCCTCTAGCCTCTCGTCGGTGTACGAGTAGCTGCTGCCCTCCTGCTTGCCGAACGATCTGACCCAGTAGTTATCACCATCAAATGTGGTGTTGAGCAACGCACGGCCAACGATGTCGCCGTTGGGTGCGATGCGCACAGCCATGTGCCAGCCATACTGCGGGTCATACGCGGCGTAGGGATGCCGGTGCTCGCCGTCGGAGCAGCGTATGAAGTCGCGTCCTTCCCAACACATACATGAGTGCGGGCCGTTGTTGACAGCGTGCACCATCTCATCGACTGTGCGCAGCAGCTTGTACGTGTCAGTGCTGCCAACGTAGAGGGCAACCGCATCACGGATGATGTGGTCAGGCAGGTCGAAGTGACGCGCCAAGTACTTGCCCACCGTGGTCATCACCTGCCTGTTGGCATCGCCTGCACGTTCGTCACGGGTGTATGCAAGGCGTGTCGTATCGGTCTGCGCCACATGCGGCCACTCAAGCAGCAACTGATGCCAGTCACGTGGTCGATAGTCATCGACAAGCAGGCGCTTGACCGATGGGTGCAGGCGGTACTTGTTGACCTCCCGATGGAACCAATCACGATGGCAGCGCACGATCTGCATGGCCACGAGGAACGTACTGTCAAACCATTTCATTTGCTTCTCCTAGTTTCTAGTGCCGGGCATTGGCGCTGCCCGGCTATGCGCTGTGAGACATGGTGTCTCACGAATCCTTCTCTGTTACTGCCCAGCCCATGTTCTTGATGACACGCCCAAGAGAGGTGTCGGGGAACGGGCCGTTGGTGATGATGACTCGGCGCTCGGACTTGAACACCTGCACCATCGTCCCTGAGCGCGGCACTACCCACACGCCGCCATCTCTGAGCGACTCAAACAGGTTGCGTGTCCACTCAACGGCACGGTTCATGCCGCCTACGGTGCTGAGGTCATACATTGATAAGCTCCTCCGGTACGTCCACGGTGTCGCCCAGCTTGCTTACCACATAGCAGCGCATGGCTGCAATCAGGGGCGTGGGGCCATAAGCAAACACATCGTCGTCTGTTTGCGCTACCCACTGGGTTTGCTGGTGTGTGAGGGTTATGCCCTCACGCTCAATGATCGGGCCGCCTTGCGCCCAATCAGTCGCTGGCTCGTAGAGCCGATAGTTGTACTCACTCACGACCGACCACAGGCCATAGACCTGCGCTAGTGTGAACTTCACGCCCTCGATCTTTGCCACCAGATAGTTGATCTGAGAGGGCGTGGCTTCGCTTACCTTAATCATCATTTGCTTTCTCCTTGAAGTGTTGCTCCGCTTTGCGGTCTTGCTCGTCGTCGTACTCATCTGACGCTATGTCGGCCAGCTTGTCCTCGGCCTCGTCCCATGTGTAGCCTGCATCGAGCAGGCGTTGGCGCAGGCGCTCACTCATGGCCCCACCCCTGTCCTGGTGCGTACTTCTCGAACAGCTCGGGGAACGCATCGACTAGGCGCACTACGTTGGTACTGTCAGCTACAAAATAAGCGTTTGCAATGTGCCCGGCGAAGCTGCCGCCATACATGCGCATGTTGTTTGCGGCTAGATTCAGCTCGCTCTCGCTCATGTCATTTGCTTTCATTTGCTTTCTCCTTGAAGTGGGCCTTGAACCATGCGCTGTCTACCGCCTCGCGTGCTTGCTTGAGCGCCATCGGGTCGTTGTTCTTCAGGTGCTCAACGATGGGCCACGAGTTGAGCAGCACTTGCAGTGCGTCGTAAAGTTTCTTCTCAGTCTCAGACATTTGCTTTCTCCTTAAACGTCATAGCGGTGGTAGATGATGCCGATGTACTTGCCAGCTTGCCAGTGGGGAATGACATCGACGCCAGAGCAGAAGTACTGCCCTGCCCCTCTACAGTCCCAAGCCCAGGTGTCGAGCAGATACCTGCGAACATCTTCTTGGCTTGTGTCCTCGTCGCTCTTGATGAGCAGGTATTCATCATTGCCGTCGATGCCTCGGTCAATTGATCCGATCTGTTGTACCGCAAAGTTCATTTGCTTTCTCCTTTCTTGGTTGGCTCAAAGAAGCCGATGTAGAGCGTGCCCTCTACCTGTGGTTGGAACCAGTTGATCTCGTAGTCTGCGTCGTATGGCACGGGGACATGGAACAGATTGAACGGGTTGCCTTCCTTCTCCATGTGTGCGAGCACCTCCTTGAGTGTGCGCTCGGGGGTGGTTGTGATCCACGTTGATACGCTTGATGCGTAGAAGTGGGACTTGGTGTTGTCGTGGCTCATCTTCATTTGCTTTCTCCTTCTTCGTAGGTGTCAAACGGCAGGCCCACCGCCTCCACCAGTTCGTTGTTGTTGACGAGGTCGGCAATGCGTTTGAGTATTGCGATGGCAAGCTGCTCCTGCGTCACGTCTTCGCCCTCTGGGTGCGTGCTGCCACCCACGCTGAACGCGATGGTGAACGCATGGTTGTAGGTCTTCATTTGCTTTCTCCTTCTTGGTTGATGCCCAGCAACTGGGCGCGTATGTCGTCGAGTTGAGAGAGAACTTTCTCTCTCGTGCCTTTGAACCCCAGCATCTTGAGTGTCGAGTAGGCCGTTGGGCCACGGCTCTTGCTCATGCCCTTGAGTTCTAGTTTCAGCATCGAGCGCAGCGTAAGCAGCCGCGCCCCTTCGATCTGTGAGCCTGTGAGTACTGTCATTTGCTTTCTCCTTTCAGTTGATCTTTGACCCATGTGACCAGCAGGTGGGCGTCCAGTGCTGCTGCCTTGACGTCCTCGAAGTACTCAGCGTCGTACTGCATATCCTCGTCGTTGATGTACCGCTCCAAGTCCTCGGCTATGCACAGCGTGAGGTTGTGCAGGTGACGCAGCGCGTCGTTGATGTTGTCTGGTTGTTTCATTTGTCTGTCTCCTGTGCGTTGTTGATCTGCGCGATGGTGTCCATCAGCTCGCGGTTGATCCTAGCTATGTTGTGGTGGATAACTTCTAACTGGTGCTGCGTCGTGGTAGCACCCGCCTCGTGAGCGGCCTTGCCAATGCGCATGATGGTGGCGTTGAGGTCATCGAGCGTCACCCATGCGCTGGCCACCTCGGACATGATCTGTAGTTTCTGTTTGCCTGTCATTTGCTTTCTCCTTGGGGTTGTGCACACGCTGCGATGTACAGCGACATGACTGCTTTGTTGATGTTGTTATGCGCTTTCTCCAACTCGTGCTGTGCCACAGTAGCACCGGCATCATGCGCGGCATGGCCGAGCGCCTCGATGTCATCGAGGGCTGTGTTGAGCCTGTGCATATGCGTGTACAGGACAGACCACTGGAGTGGCTCCTTGTAGTTGCTTGCTTCGTTCATCTTCATTCTCCTTTTTACAAGTGCCGCACATTGGGTATGGCTGTGCGGCTTGGCCATGTGTGGTCGAGAGAGATTTCTCTCTCAGCCCAGCAACTCTGTCCAGTGGTTGGGTACATGTGCGTTGTCTGGCAGCGCCCGGAGTGTGTCCCTGGCTGCACGCAACCGGCTGGCCTTGTCCGTATCGTCCGCTGCAGTAGCGGAGTCAAGCTCGGTGTTGATGTGCTTGAGCATGCGTGCTTTCTTGCGGTTGTGCAGGAGCGCGGGCACGGTGCGGGTGAACGGCTCTTTGAACTTGGCCTTGGCGCGCACAGGTATGGCGCTGGCCTCCACGATGAACGCGTCCTTGATGCGGTCAGGTATGTAGTCCGTCCAATGGCTGTGCTCGGGCAGTGCATCGCGGGCGCTGCGCATAGCAGCCAGCTTGTCGTACGCCTTGTTGAGCAAGTCGTAGTAATCTTGCACGAACGCGTCGCGCTCTGGCGCTTGTGTTGCTGTCTTGTACCTGACCATTGAGCGCACGATGCGTCTCTCATGCTGGAGCGCAGCGATTAGGTCGTCCCATGCCTGCTTGTGTGCGGCACGTTTGCGCTTGGCCACGCTCAAGGCATGGCGCTGCGCTTTGATGGCGTCGATGGTGCGGTCGATCATTACTTCGGGCATCTCCTCCTGGCGCAAGAGCCACATGATCTCGCGGTATGACTTGTTGCGGAAGCGGTTGTATGGATCGCGCATGATTCCTCCGAGTTGGTATGCAGTTGTTGACAGTTTGGCATAGATTACTACGCCCGTACCGCGATTAAGTGTGTGTAAGTTGTTGTTGTGTATGGGGATTATACGTTTGCGTCCCCTCTATCTGTATTTTTCCGGGACATCACTTGCCCGAGACTTTCAAATTAATTAGCAGAGTATGAGTTGGCAGGGTGGGCATGAGTGCTTTCTTCTTTCTTTAAAAGTTTTTATTTATATAGATAGAGGGGATAGAACATGGACAACGCCTTATAGATCAAGGACTTACGCACACTTAAACGCGGTACGGGCGTAGTAATGAATGGACAGTGCCGCCGGCGGAGGAATCATGGTGATTCCACAAGGTGCGTTGTTTACTACGCCATGCTTGCCACTCAAGGCGGGCATGGCGGGCCTCGTCGATACGCCGCTGCTCTTGTGGGGGCAGCTTGGCGTACAGCTCATCGCGCAGCTTGCGAAGCTGCGCTAGATGGTAGTCCTTAACGGACATTGTGGGTTGCACGCATGGCTGCGTAGGCGTTCTGCTCGATGAACCAACGCTCAAGGGCGTTGACCGAGGCGAGGACTGTCTCGTTGCCCGTGCGGCGCTCGATGACGCGCCAGATGCAGAAGTCTGGGCGGTGCTCGCCCAGTGGCAGCTCCTCGATGAGAGAGAATTCTCTCTGGCCGATCTGAACAGTGCCGGTGTGCTTGGTTGTCATGGAAGTTCTCCTGTGTGACATGGGCAAGATCGCCCCCTCAGCCCACGCTGTGCGCATGGGCTGGGAGAGTTTCTTACTTGGTGAAGTCGAGGTCGTAGTAGGACAGCAGTTGCATACCCTGCCAAAGCTCGATGCGGGCATTGAGGGATTGCAGGGCGTCGAACAGAACATCCGCATCGAAGCGGTTCTCACAGTGGTAGGTGCGGTCAACGCCCTCGTGGCGCAGGATGACAGTGAATTGCATGATGGGAACTCCTAGAAATGGAAAGGTGAAGGGTGCAACGTGGGTGTTGTTGCGCTGGGTGGAAAAGAGAAGGCATCAGTTTTGCGCCAAGTGGAAAACTGTTAGACAAGGGAAGGAACAGCGGGCCAGCCTGACCCGCTGTGATCGAGAGAAAAACTGGGGTGAAAAGTAACCCCAGATCAGACAGCGTTGAGCACCGCTTTAGCGGCGGCCACGGAGCCGCACAGCTTGATGAGTGCCTTGGCTGTCGCCCGTGCCTCTGCGCTGATGCGTGCGTGGGCCTTGGGCTTACCAGCGGCTCTGGCTTCCCGCACTCCGGTGGCAACGTCCACCAGATACTTGACCCGGTTGTATTCCGAGCTGTCCTTCTTGAACACCAGCGATCCGCCCCGCTGACTGGGGTGAGGTTTCACCCCAGATTTCTCCGCCACATAGATCGTGGCGTACACCCGTATGTCCGGGCCGATGATGCCCGCCTGAGCCAGCGTCATCGTAAAGTCCTCGGACTCGATACGGGCGAACACAGCGAAGGCCGCTTTGCAAGCGGCAGGGTTTGCGGCAATGAATGCCTTGACATGGTTACTCATGGAAGTACTCCTATCAGTTAAGTATCAGCAGGGGCCAATCCCCTACCGATGCTTCTAGTTTATGTATGGGGGGTTTTTGGAAGGTCATGGCCGACCCCCCGTCTGACCCCCACCATACCCCCACCCCCCATATGTAGACCCAGTGCGGCGTGGCTGCACAAACACTGTTTTGCAACCGCACTCCACATCTCAGTAATACCAACTCATTACTTACCACCTACAGCAATCAAAAAAGTTATCGCTGCACGATAAACTCGCTAATTTTTATATAAATTTCAGCATATCTTTGTCTAATGTTAGACAACTCCAGGTAAAAAAAGACCCCGCTGGAGAACCAGCGGGGTGCAATGGGGTTTAACGCCCAAGGAGAAAGCAAATGCCTTGCGGCAACTGCCAAACGCAGTGTATAGTAGGCAGCATCGGTAAGCAAGGGCTCACGCCTCAAACCCGCACATGCTTGATCACCTGTTGGATTTTGAGCCGGACATCGTCCCAAACGACGCTGCGGGCCGCGCCATTGAGAAGCACACCACGGCGCAAATCATCGACGCACAGGTCTCAACCGCAGATTTCCTTGCATCCCTGGGCTCCCCCGACACCGACGCCGTCATATCGGAGCTGGAGCAAAAAGCCGCCCGGGCCGCGTTCAACGCCGTTGTCACCCAGGAAGACGGTGCGCACCACAAGCTCGCCCAGATCGAAACCCCCGCAGCCGTGCGCCATCTCGTCGGCATGCTGACCGCATACGACTGGGAGTTTGTGAACCAAGCCAAGCAGTTGCGCGGCTACGCCGTGGCCAAGCTCCTGGAGGAATGCGAGAACCCCAACTCAAACATCCGGCTCAAGGCGCTGGGCCTGCTGGGCAAGGTCACAGAAGTTGGGCTGTTCACAGACAAAATCGAGGTCAAGAAGACCGACCTCACGGAAGAAGAAATTGACCGCAAGCTCAAAGAAAAGCTGGCGGTGTTCATGAACATCACAGACGTAGCCCCAGCCGATATTGAAGATGTAACCGCAGTGCCGCAGGCCGATGACGACCAACCCACCGCTGACGCCTGAGCAAGCCAAGGCGCTGCTCATGAATATGAGCAAGCTCTCCACACAGGAGAAGCTTGAGGCGTTGGAGTTGCTGGACAAAGCCGCCGAGCACCAAAAGCGCAACGCCGCTCGCGGCGACATGATCGAGTTTGCCAAGACGGTATACCCGGGGTTCAAGGTGGGGCCCCACCACAGGAAGCTGGCGCGTATCTTCAAGGATGTGATCGAAGGTAAAAAGCGCCGGGTCATCATCAACATCGCGCCACGTATGGGCAAGTCCGAGTTCAGCTCATACCTGTTCCCGGCGTTCTTTCTAGGTAATTTCCCTGAGAAGAAGATCATCATGGGCACGCACACGGCGGGCCTGTCTGAGGACTTCGGACGCCGGGTCAGGAATCTGATCGAGGGCGACGAGTACCAAGAGTTGTTCCCGGGCACCAAGGTGGCCGACGACCAGAAGGCTGCGGGCAAGTGGTCCACGGGCGCGGGCGGCCAGTACTACGCCGCAGGCGTAGGGGGCGCTCTGGCTGGACGGGGCGCGGACCTGTTTGTGATTGACGACCCCCACTCTGAGCAGGACGTGAAGGCCAACAGCCGGTTGGCGTTTGATACGGCGTGGAGCTGGTTCCAGACGGGCCCACTGCAGCGCCTGATGCCGGGCGGTGCCATACTGATCATCATGACGCGGTGGGGCAAGCTGGACCTGACCGGGCGGCTGCTGGACTACCAGACGAAGAATCCCGAGTCAGAGCCGTGGGAGGTGGTTGAGCTACCGGCCATCCTCAACGAGGACACGGAGAACGAGAAATCGCTCTGGCCCGAGCAGTGGCCGCTGGAGACGCTCAAGCAGAAGAAAGCCGCGCTGGACCCGCAGTATTGGAACGCCCAGTACATGCAGAACCCGGTCTCAAACACGGCGGCGATCATCAGCAGAAAGCTCTGGCGCATATGGGAGGCAGACGACCCGCCGCGCTGCGACTACGTGATCCAGTCCTGGGACACGGCGTTTGAGGCCAAGACCAGCGCCGACTACAGCGCCTGTACTACCTGGGGCGTGTTCTACAACGAAGAAGAGGACGACAAGGCG